TCAATGAATGCTTCCTTATATTTTTTATTAATCAAATATTCAATTTGATCTTGAGTTTCTATTAGCCAAAACATTTAATATAACCATTTTATTTATAGTATTTAAGATAATCAAATTTTAAGTATTCTCCAAGTTTAGGTAATTTTTGTTTAAAAGAAGCTAATTCTACTATATTTTTATTAGTTTTAGCTACTTTTTCTTTATCTCCTGTTAAAATCCAAGTTAAAGTAAATGGTTGATATAATGAATATTCTATTTGAGGATTTTTTGCTTTTAATTTAGTAAATTGATCTAAATTAATTTCAATATAAATTATATCATTTGTTTTTTTACAAAAATATCTTTGAAATTCTCCATTTTGGTAATCTTGAGTTGTTGGAATCATAGGAGAATAATATGGTAAATAAACAGGTTGAGCATTTTTTAATGATGTAAGATTATTAGTTAAATAATACATCAAAGGATCAATTTGCACTACTGTTGTTTGTTGACCATCAGTATAATCTTGAACATTAGTAAAGATTAATTCTTCATTAGGTCTATCATCAGGAGTCTTTCCAGTAAAATATTTTCCAGTGGATACTTTAAAATAATACCCAACATATGGAAGTTTGGAAGAAGCATATATAAATTCTCCTCCGTTAGTATATTGATTAGGTGTTATTTGTGATTTTGGAAAATACATAATTAAGCTATTTCTTTAGGTAAAGATGCTACAAATTTTTTAGCTTTGGCTAATCCTTCTTGGAATGTAAATCCATTTGTACTAGAACCCCAACCAGCATTAGCTCTCATAAAATTAAATATTGCTTGATCCAAAGTTGGATTTTTAGCATTTGGGAAGAAATTATTTTTGTTTCTTTGGAAATACAAAGCAGCAATATGAGAAGCAATTTTATATATTCCTCCTTCTGCTTTATTTACTACATCAGGATCATTAACAATATCTATTACTCCAGCTTTAGAACCTTTCTGTTTATAAAGTTTGTTGTATGTTTCGTAATTACCTTTAAAAGTAAGTCCATTAAATCCTCTTCCTAAATATTTGGAACCATCACCTGTAGAATTGTTACCATATCTACCACCATATACTCTATTCCAGAATGCTGCATCATTCTTTTTAAGAATATCTATTTGAGCATCAGTATAACTACTTGGGAATTTACTAGGGAAAATTTTTCTAATTCTAGAGGCCTTAGTATTTCTATATGATGTTTCATTTCTAGGAACAAATCCTGATTCTTTAGAAACAATACCCATAATAGCTCTAGCTTCAATATCTGTGAAACCATATGATAAAAGAGTATTGTAAAGATAAATTGCATTTTTTCTTTGGATTTCTGACAATGAAGTCCATGTTGATCCTTTTACAGCACCTGCTGGGATTACTCCTCTTGAAGAATCTCTTACATCTCCGGAAGGTGTAGATGCTGCATAAACTGCACCTTTTCCTTTTTTAGAACCATTTGCATTTTTAGGAATAGCCATTGATTCTAAAACAGTAATCCATTGGTTATCTTGAATTGTATTAGTTATTCCTTTAATAATAAATTCTAAAGATGTTGGATAATTAGAAGGTAAATATGATGCATCTATAGTATATTTTTGATATACTTTCATACCAGAAAGACCATCTATTGTTAATGATAAGTCAAATGGTAAAAATCCAGAGTTAGGAGATGATGCATTTGGATTTGTTTCTTTTTTTTCTTCTGTTTGTTTTGCTTGATCATATTCATAAAAAGAAACAGCTGCGTTTGTAAAAGCATTAATTGCTTCTTCATTCCATGTTGGAACAGTTGCTTCATTTAATGAACCTAATTCAGCTACAAACGTATCAAAAGCAGCAATTGATTCTTGATAGCTATCTTCTAATGAAGAAGTACCTTTAGTATTATTATTTGCAGTTGCTGGGAGATTAAGTGTTTTTTTAAATCTATCTACAAATCCATTATTCATAGCACTTAAAGCAGTAGCATCTTGACCAGGAACATATCCATTACTAGTAGCTCCTACTGTAATCATTGTGGCTAAATTAGGTGATATTGTAGTTGAGAAACTTAAATCTCGTACAAATCCTGAAGTTGTAGTACCATCTGTATTTCCATAAAGACCTGTTATATTAAAATAAGCTAATTCTGTGGATTTACCTTGTTTACTTAAAATATCATCTTTATCAGGACAAGTTACTTCATCTATAAAAACTATTTTATTTGATTCACTATCAACTGTAGGTTCTAGCTTATTAAAATTCCCAGTAGCTGAATTCCAACCATCACATAATGATTTTAATAGGTCAAATAGATTAACTTTACCATCTTTATCTTTTAAGGATTCTAATTGGGTAAGAATATAAGTCATATTAAAATATGCATTCATAATCTTTCCGTATCTATTTCCTTTTATTTCTTCAGTAAAGAAAGGTTCAGCACCACTTGCAAAGTATACAGGACCTGTTGCTGTATCAACAACAGTATTAAATATAACAATTCTTGGATCGGTACTAATTTGTCGAGCTAAAGTATATATTAAATTAGTTTCAACATTAGTATCTATATCTAGCAATTTTACACTTGGAGAATTTACATAAGGGATTAAAGTAGTTTTTAAAAAATATAAAAATCTTTCTAATCTAACATAATATTGAGTATTACCTCCATCAGGGTAAGTTTGTTTTATAAAATTAATTTTTCCATCACCTCCAGCTAACACAGAAAGACCACTTAAATTAGAAGATGCATTAGACATAGCTTGCATCTTTGAATTAAAGAATTTACCTATTTCATGAGTATTAGCAAAATCTCTAATAATATCTTCAGGTGTTGGTTCTGGGGGTGTTTCTTCACCTGTGGTTTCGTTTGGTTGGGGAGTTACTTCGCTTCCTGTTACTGGGGTTGGTGGGGTATTTCCTCCTAAAGGAAGTAGTGAGTTTGTTTTTAGAGATTCTATAACATCTCCCATACTTCTTAAAATAATAGTAATATCATATGTTCCATCTTGGAGATAGGACCAATTAAAATTAACTACTTTACCAACAAGTGCATCATAATTACCACAAGATGCTAATCTTTTTTCATTTATTTTTGTTAAGTAATTACCATAGTTTAGAGATCCATTTAAAAAATCTTCTGCTAAACTTTCGTAATCAGCTTTATAAGTTCCATCATTTAAAAAATAAGAACTATTTCCCCATTCCAATAACATTGAATAACCTAAACGCATATAAAGACTATCAATTATATCAAATTGGTTACGATTATTTGCTTTAACCTTAACAGTAGCCGTTTTTAAAGAACCTCTTGTTTCTGTTTTAATTTCAGCTGAAGTAAGACCAGGCATTGGGTTAATACCAAATGCTGTACCTCCCATACCATAAGACCAATAATCTTGAGGATTTGGGACATTTGCTCCTTCAACTTGAGATGTATTACCATCCCAAATACCTTTTCTTAAAACTACATTACGTTTATCATCTTGGTTTGAAGTACCACCAAATAAAACAAAATCACGAGCTAATTCTACTCCTGTAACAGGAACACCTCTAACCCCTGCTTTAGTCACATTAACTGAGGAAACTAATTTAACCCATCCTGTTCTTGAATTTAGATAAGTTAATTCTTCATTAGTTCTATTTAAAGAACCATAAATTAATTGTCGTCTATTTACTTGTTCTATAATTTTCTTAGGAAAACCTTCGCCTACTATATTACCCATATTTTTAAGCGTTTATTAAGTTAAAATCTCTTACTACATTTGCATATGTTGCTGGGATTCTTATTTGAAGACCTTCAGGAATTACTAAAGTACTTTGATTAACTTTATCAGTATTTGCTATTGATATAACCCACCATAGAGAACTGTCTTTGTAATATTGTTGAGATAAGGTATCAAATCTATCACCCTGTGTTGTATAAACATATATATCATTTGCAGATAGAGGAACTTCAGGATATCGAGATGTTTGATAAGCCTGTTTTCCTTCTATTTTTGTTTGCGGTATATTTTGATATCTATTCATTCTATTAAGATAATAAACTTCCTTGATTTACCAAAATTAAATTACCTTGATTTCCTAAAGTTAAATCAGGGTTATTGTTTGTTGGGTTTGAGGGATTTGGTCTTATTAAAGTAGTATCAGAGTTATTATAATTACTATTAGCTTCTGTTAATCCATTTGCTAAAGCTATATATCTTTCAGTACCATAATTATAACCAAATCCAGTATCGTTATCTGTACCAAATGAAACTGTTTGAGTTCTTGGTAAAAATCTTGGTATTGGAATAAAGTTAAATCCAGTAACTCTAATAATATGAGGTAATTCTTTAACAGTACCATCTTCTGTACCCTGAGTGGAACCAATTCCTATTTCCCAAGGAGTATCTTCTTGAATATCGTATGTTAAACCTGTTATAATTCCAGGCATTTCATACAAGTATCCACCAATAGTTAATTGTGCTAAATTACCTCTCATATAACCATTAGGACTATAATCAGGGGTCAATGTTGATGCTAAATAATTAAGTTTCTTATACATTGGTATAAGTTCTTGTTTTGATTGAGCAGCAACAGTCCATGATAATGAAAGTTGTCTGGTGAATCCACTATAAGTGAAAAATTGTTCACCTCTTCCTAAGTAATTAAAACCATTCCAGTTAGCACTGTAACTATCTGTTATCCCTCCTAAAAATGCTCTAAAATGTAAAAACGTTTTAAAATTAGGAGAATCATTATCTATAATACCAATTCTAAATTTAACTAAATCGTTAACAACATCATCTGTTGTTGCATTTTCACTTCTATATATAGGAAGTGAATTTATTTTGTCTAAACCTAAATCATTAGTTGTAGTTCCTAATCCTGGAGTGTTATAAAGACTGTACATACTAGGACCTGTTCCTGGATCACCATTAGGGGATCTTTGGAGTAATCCTTTGGCATAATCTGAATAATCATGATTGGCTCTTTGTCCTGGGTCTCCTAGATTGACTCTATCTTCAATATTACCACCATTAGTATAATTTAATGATGCAGGAGTTGCACCTACTTCTGTGGAATTTCTTCCATTTTCGTTTTTAAAGCTACCTAATTTAGCTCTTAAATTAGCTCTAAAATCTTGAATTTTAGGAGAACCAACTAATTTACCCTCATTTAATGGGGTTGAAATTATATCTTCTTGATTATAGGTAAAGGTATTATTATCATATATTAAGGGACTATTTTTAGGCCATGTATTACCTTCAACTGCAGGTTCATAAACATTGAAAAAATAAGTTCCTTGTTGAATTCCTTCAGGATTATATCCGTTAGAAAGAGATCCACTAGTTAATCTAACATATTTTCCGGAAACGCCTTGATCATTTATAGGATTTCCTATATTCTTTAAATAATCTCCAGGTGTTACAATTTTTGTACTAGTAATAGATGTGGCATTATTAACACCTGTTCTTTGATCAGCAAATCTTATTCCTGTTCTACCTACTCCTAACGGAGCACCAGGACCTCCGGAATATGTTAAAACATTTACATCATCTATTTTTACTATTTGTTTTTCATTGTATATTTTAACAAGTCTATTGTTTTTTGTAGAACCGCCGGGATCATTAGGATTCGGTTTAACTTTATTAAAATATAAATTATCGTTATTAGCGTATGCTCCTGTTTGAGCAAATGGATTTATGCCTTGTTTGTTTAAATGCGTACCAAACGCTACAACACCGGCTTCAGCCAATGTATTTAGTGGAGAATACACCCCACCATTTAATATTCCACTAGTTTGGGTACGAACTGCTGTGCGAGATAATAATTGTTGTTTAGCAACAAATAATAATCCATTAGGTGATTTAGTATCAGCAAACATCTTTGACAAACGTTTTACGTCTGTTAAAGAATCACTAGCTGCATTTACTCCTCCTCTTAAAATAAAATCTTCACGAGGTCCTAACGAATTAAAAGTTTCAGGAATCTCAGTTTGAATATAAGGTTGCCCACTATACCCACCACCGAGAGTATCTTTCCCATATTTTAGGGACTTAAGATCTGTCTTTAAATTTATTAAAGGCATTATCCTGGTAAGTTGTCTAGGTATTTAGATACTTTTGTTGGATCTAAATCTAATAATGATGTTTCTAAGTCTTTTTTATATTGACTAGCACCATCATATTTTTTTAATTTTTTAGGATCTATATCTAATTGAGAAACAGCTAAATCTTTTTCATATTGACTAATGCCTTCATATTTTGAAGGTGTTTCACCATCATTACTAGTTAATAATGATCCTTGCGATTGTAATTTTTCTAAAAGTCCCATATTTTTTATTATAAATATTTAAATTATTGAAGTTTCCAAGAACTCATTCCAAATGAAGTTCCTGCTTTAGTACCATCTATATAAACATTACCACCTTTTTCAACAGTAGCAACTAATCTTTCAAGTAAAGTTACCATTTCGTCCGTTCTACCTAATTTAGTACCTCCAGCTCCTACTACTGTATCTTCTGGAAGGGTTTTAATGACGTAATCTTTGGCTTCAATTGTTTTATTTTTTATCCCTTCTTCAATGTCTTTATCATATCCAAAAGTATTAGCTATAGTTTTACCAAATTTTTCAGGACCTAATAGTTCAGTTAATTTTCCACCTAACCATCTACCAGCTGAGTCTCCTAGTAATCCTCCAGCTGCTGTACCTAAAGGACCTAAAGCAGATCCTAAAATACCACCTATAGCTGATCCTCCTATACTACCTATGGCTTCACCCCCTCTAACACCTATTTTTTTATAGATATCACTTTGTTTTCCACCTTCAGCAATCATGTTTGTAATATCAGCTCCAGCAAATACACTTTCTAATAAAGTAGAAATAATGGGGAATTTTAATATTTTTCCAACTATTTTTCCTAATTTTCCTTTAACAAAATTTAGTGGGTTTAATTTTTTTCCAATATCACCAAAAAAACTTCCAACTTTGCCAAAAAATCCACCACCGCCTTTAGCAGCTGCTTTACCTGCTGCACCAGCAGCACCTTCAGCAACATCTCCAGCTGCAGATGCAGCTGCTCCACCTGCTGCTCCTGCTGTTGCAGCTGCACCTCCAGCTGATGTTCCTCCACCGCCACCACCTATAGCACCCATAAGTCCTTTAAGTCCAGTACCAGCACCTCGGATCATTTTTATCATTTTTCCGATTTTACCTATCATAGAAGCACCTACTAAAAGTCCTAATGCTTTAGCAGCCATTTCAGCATGTTCAGCTAGGAATTTAAATACTTTAGCAATAGGTTCTATTAATACTTTAATACCACTCATAGCTTCTACCATTTTTTCACTGGCTTCGGCTTGTCGTTCTGCTAAAGATTGGTTTTCTTGTTGGCGTACAAGTTCTTCATTACCAACTTCTTCCATTAATTTGGCACGTGCTTCTTCTCGTTTAGATAAATCTTTAATTTTATCTATTTCTTGAAGTCTAAGTTTTACTTTAGAATTTAATTCAGTTTTATCTTTAGCACCTAAAGCTGATAAGGCTTTTTGTTCCTGGAACATTTCAGCCATTTCGTCTCTACTCATTCCCAAAGCTTTCGCAGTGGCTTCTTGTTGAAGACGATTCATTTTACCAAATTTTTCAGAAGTAATTCCTTGTTTAGCTATTTCTCTAGCTACTCCTTCTAAATCATTACCTAATGCTAATCTTCTAGCTTCTTCAAGATTAAGTTCTTGACCAGTTAAAAGTTCAGCTTCCATTTCTGATGAAATGGATTCTTCAAAATTCAATAATGAATCTGCTACTTTATCTACACCTGCTAAATCTAAACCTAATTTTTTAGCAGCAATAGCAGCATTACCTAAATTTCCACCTATACCTTTAGTAGATAACTTTACAGCAGCACTAGCATTTGATACTTCTTCTAAAATATCTTGATATCTAATTGCGGTTTTATTTAAAGCATTACTTACTAATACTTGACCTCTAATCTGGTTGCCTAATTTTTTGGCATTTTGTCCAGTAGCTAAAGAGTATTTAGCAAATTTATTAGCACTTTCTTCAGATTGACCCATGTATTTAACTTGGGTTGCTAATTCTTCGGAAACATCATTACTAGCTATAGCTGTTGAACCCATTGATTTAGCAAATCCTTCAGCTGCTTTTTGTAAATCACCTCCCGTAAGACCATCAATACTTCTACCTACAGCATTGAATTTTTCTAGAAGAATATCACTTTCTTCTGCACTTTTATTTAAATTTCTTCCTAATGAAGTTGTTCTTTCATCAGCAACATTTAATGCTTCAACAAATTTAGCAATACCAAAAGCTGCTAAACCTTTAGTTAAAGCACCTGTTAATTGTTTAGCACCAGCTGCAAAAGCATTACTTCCTTCTGAGGCCGCTTCACGAGCAGCGTCTGATGCTCTTTGGAACTCACCAAATACTTTACTTACTCCTGGGATTTCATCAAAAAATTCAGCCAGATCATCAAATACTTTAGTTTGTTTATTTAATTCAGTAAATTCGTCTGTTAGTTTTTCAGCTGATTTGGCCTGTTCTCTTAATTTTTCAGCACCATCTTCATAAGCTCTTGCTACTCTAAAAGCTTGTTGTGCTTGTGCTTTAGTAAAATTTACAGACTCTTGTCGAAGTCTTGAAGCTTTTGCTTCTAATTTAGTAGCTTCTTCTTGGGCTTTACGAACTTTATCGTTAAAATTGGCTTGGGCTTTTTTAGATGCTAAAGTTTTAGCATCAATTTTAGATATAGCATCACCCAGTGATTTAGCAGCATTAAAACTTTCTTTAAATGCTGAGGTACTTTCACCAGTTAATTCACTAACTTTAGCAAGGTTTTCGTTAATATTTTTTCCAATGGAATCTAAATCATTTAGAAGACCAATGGATTCAGCTCTAATTTTTTTAACTTCACCTTCGTCTAATCCGCCTACTTTTTTAGCCATTAATTAAGTGTTTTATAATAAATATTAAAGGGCATCATTTTTTAGACGCCCTTGTAACATATGTTGGAATATTTTGGTTTTTGCTTGTAGCTCCGGCAGATTTCATTGCTTCAATAGATTTTTTAACATTATTGTTAGAATCATTTGGAGCATAAAACTGATCGATTTTATTGAAAGTAAAATTTCTTAACCAAATAGGCATGTTATAAACAGTTTCCCAACTATAACCTCCTTTACCATGAAAAACTATTTCATGTATTTGGTTAAAAACTGAGAGTCTATACTCCGGCGTCAGGCCAAAAAAATGTGACCCCAATGGGTAAATCTACGTCCTCCTCAACGCCTTCTGAGTTGGTAATAGTGATGTTCATATTAATATCTGGGGTGATTGAATTGTAGTATTTTCTAAATTCTCTAGCGTCTTTAGCTAGAAAATAATTATTAACAAATTCTCTAATATCTTTAGGTTCAGAAGAACCATTAATACTAGTAATCATATGAGTCAAACGTACCGTAACATCACTAGCTAAATCTTTATTGATTTTTTTCAAACCTCTAAGTTCAGCTTCAATTTTACCATCATCACCATGAGATAACAATTTAAATGTTAACATATTTCCAGTGTTAGGAAGAGTAAATGAAAATTTATTTTCAGTTGCTTTTTCAAATTCTGGGTGGAGAGGTTTATGATCGATTAGGCTTAAATCTACTTCTTGTTTAACACCATCATATTCAAATTCATATGAAGCACCATATGATAAAATACGAGCTGCTATCATAATAGCATTTTTATCTCCAACTAGTAAATCATTGTAATCAATTTTATCAACGATTAGCGATTGAAGTAATTTATCAATTACTGTTCCTGCTTTAATATAATTTTGGTTAGTAAGAATGTCTTCTTCTTTAGCGGTCATATATTTCATCTCAATTTTTCCAGAGGATAAAGGAGATGATTTAGGATATAAAAGACCTTTTGAGGGTAAATCGATTGTTTCTGTAGGTAACTTAAATTCTGCCATAGATTAATTTATTTTATAACTTTATTGTCATATATAAATATATGAGAAAAAAAGAAGCTCGCAAAAAATGCGAGCTCTTTTCGATTTATTTTTAATATTAATTAGAAATTTAATACACAATAATCTGGTTGAACAGTCATAGTGATGTTTACGGCAGTACCATCATCATCCCAGTTATAATCACCAAAGTTAGCATCTGTAATCATAGCACCTTTGATAATCCATTCAGATACTATATCTCCAACAGGACCTAATACGTTAAATGTTAAGTCTTTTTTATAGAAATCTGAGTATCCATCTCTACCGGTTACTGATTCATGGTGTAAACGTACCCATTCCATTACTGCTTGAGCACCTGATGGTGTTATAGGATCAAACAATGTGAATTGAATAGTTCCCCAAGTTGTTTTACCTTTCACAAAACGTTGAACGTTGATGTGATTTAAAGCTACTGAGGATTGGGTTAGATTCACAGCACCTACACCTTTAATTTCATATGCTGGTATACCATCGATATACATGATGAAACGATTGGATTGTTTGGGTTCAAACGCTGTGAAAAATATTTCGTTTGGATCTAATACTGCCATTTTATTTATCTATTTGTTTATTATAAATATTCAATTTTTAAAAAATTACGCTGGGAAAACAGCACCTGTTGGTAAGATGTTGAAATCTAGGTAAATGAATTCTGCAGTTTTGGTAGGTTGAATATAAATTTGACCTATCATCTGATTTCTATCAATTACGTCAGCGGTATTATTTGAATCATCCATAATTACTTTGAATGCGTATAAACCTTGACGTTGTTGTACTGATTCTAAGTATGGATTAACTTGACTTAAGAATTGATTTCTAGTAGCGATTGTATTTTGTTCGAATACCAAGTTTTGAGCTACTTGAGAAATATATGACTTAAGAGCAATTAACAAACGACGAACATTTACACGATCAAGAGCAGATGCTTTAGTTTGTAATGTTTTCTGACCGTAAACTACTACTCCAGTTCCAGGGAATGTAGCAATTGGGTTTACTTTACCTGTATATAATGTATCACGATTTGCTTGAGATAATTTCTTTTCAGCTCTTACTACATTACCTAAACCTCCTCTATTAATACCTGCTGGTGCGAACCAAGGTTCAGAAACGTTATCGTTATAAGCATAAACACCACCAATCATAGTTGAAGCTGGAACCCATACTAATTGAGCTGAATCTGGGTCTATTGTTTGTAACCAAGGCCAGTATGCAGCAGCATATGATGTATTTTTAGCAGCAGCTTGAGTAACTACAGTATTGATACTTGAACTATAAGGTACTAAATCAACTACATAGATATTATCACCTCTATTTTGTGCATTATTGATTCCAGTAGTTACTTGAGAGGCACCTATTGGAGCTTCAGAAGCAAATAATCCTGGGGTTACTAATACATTATATCTATAATCATCAGCATTACCTAATAAAGCAATCATGTTAGTGTAATCACTTCCAGTTAAACCTTGAGTATTAGTTACACCTGAGATGATATTGTTATAGTATTTTGCGTTTACTCCTGTGTTTAAAGTTCCAACACCACCAATAAATGATCCACTTGCATTTGAAGGAATTGATCCAGTAAATTGAGATTTAGCATTACCATTATTATCAAAATATAATGGAGTTGGTGTTAATACACTTGCTACTCTTACATATCTTGAATTATTAGGGAAATCACCAGATACTACGATTTGATTGTCGTTAGAATCATATGATTTTAATTGGTTACCAATTACTCTAGCTACATAATTAGGAGCTGTTGGATCCATTGATAAGTTAGTCCATGTCTCTAATATTGTTGGGTTGTTAGCATTATCATCACCTTGGCGGATTAATAAACTAAAAGTACCTGAACCTGTATCACGGTTGGTAATTTGCCATCTAATATTATCAGCTGAACCTGAAGCTAAAGATCCACTAATATCTAATGAACTAGAACTATTCATAATAGCTCCTTCTGATAAAGTAGTTAATACAATAGATTCAGATGTGTTAGCATTTAGAATAGAAACACCACCACCAGCAGGTCCTACTACTGAACCAGTTGCTGTAGTTGCTGGGTCAAATGTTCCGCTTACTACTCTTGCTACTAATAAAGTTTGACCACCATTATTAAAATAATTGTACGCTGCAATAGAAGTAAAGTAACTATATACTTGACTTGCACTTAAGAAAGTGGTACCAAATTTATTCTGGTAATCGCTGTACGAAGTTACAATTGTAGGAATTTCAACAGGTCCTTTTACTGTAGGACCGATAATAGCCGCACCAACGGTTATTGGTTGAGAAGATACAAATGAATTGTCGTTTTCTAACGCTAATACACCAGGAGATATTAATGTTTCTGCCATTTTGTAGATTAATTATTGTTTTGTTATAAATATGTTAAAAACTTTCAAAATATTATTAAGGGATAATTTCACCCGTAGATAAATTTATGTTTCCATCACCATATTTTTGCTGTAACAAAGCACCAATTTCTAATTCGGCATCTTTTATTTTTGATAACTCATCAATTAATTTTCTTTTTTGGATTTCTAGATCTTGAATATTGATTTCTATAATACCAAAACGATCAATTAATTCTCCTCGTTTTTCATCTAATTCTTTTAATTTTGATAACTCTTCAGGTGTTAAAACTTTATTTTCCATATCAATAAATATTAAGGATTTTATTAAGAGACTCAATTACTCTAGAAGGTTTAATTGTTTTTGTACATTCAAATTGTCTATAGGTATTTTTATTTTCAGGACACCATTCCCAATCACCTGGGTTTAACCAGTGTTTATTAAAACATCCTGTACATACATTAGTATCGTAATTAAAAATACGTTCACAATCTGTAAATTCACTATAAGGTAAACTAAATCCTGAAATAAGGACTACCGGGGTACCTATCGACCAAGATAACCAAGATAAACCACTACCAACACCTATAAAAGCATCAGCATGTTTTATATCTACCATTCTATCTTCAATAGGATAATTTCCGGTTTTATCAATTACATTTTTTAATTTACCTCCTAATTTAGAATCATGCCATTTATCTCCTAATTTTTCATGAGTAATCATTACTACTTTATAACCTTGCTCATTCAAATAATCAATTACAGCTTGCCAACCACCTTTATAATTCCAATACTTGGCATGAGCAGAAGCATGTGGGGCAATAACAACATATTTACCATCGATTTGTTTTGCTTTATCAGGTATATTTAGTTTAGGTTTGATTTCTGAGTAAGATAATCCTAAAACTGATGTTGCTGTTTCTCCTAAAGGATGTTGTTTAAAATCAATTGGAATTTTTGAAGTAGTTACTGTTCGATCATCATTATAAAACCACCCGATATTATACATTGCATATAAATCAGGAACTTCAGTACCCGGAGAAACGAATTCTAGTTCGGGGTATTCTTTTTCAAACCATTCATTATGAAATGTAGAACAAACTACATGACATTGATGTTTTTTTCTAAATTCATTAATGTAAGGAAACCAAGCTAGTGTATCACCAATAGCTGAGGATTCTAAATGAATGTAAACTCGTTTTTCTTTAGCATTAAAATTATGTTCAAATACTAATTCATTATTTTCTTTATCATAAACTTCAATTCTCCAATTAATAAAATATTCAAACCCAGGTCGAGTCCACATATTATTAGTAATTTCGGTTTCATACATTAGTTTATCTTTTGACTTGTCAAAAAATTTAACTATATATTTTTTAGAATCAGAACCTAATATTTCTAAATAAGCTCCTTTTAAAAAATGAAATACAAATTTATTAGTATTTTTTTTATAAGGTAAATTTAATTGAGTAATATTATTATACTCTCTAATCAAAACTTCTTTCATATATTTTTATTAAATCTTTTGAACGATTAAACCATGATAATTCTCGTGAAGTAATAGCTATTTTATCTCTATAAGAAAACCAATTGTTTAATATATCTTTTAAACCTCTATCCATTTCAAAAATATCTCGTGGAGCTCTCCAAGCACCATGAAAATCAGTTTCTATTTCCCAGTTAGCAATAATCGGTAATCCAGCCGCTGCTGCTTCAACCATTGTTAAATTAGGATGACCTGCTTCTAGCATAGTTGGATGGATAAATATATCATGATTGTGATATAATTCTAATAATTTATCATTAGGAGTATCAAAAACCAAATTTAGTTTAGGATAATTTAACATCCATAAATGAGCATTAAAAAATCTTTTATTATCTGAGGGGCCAGCGATTGTTATTTCAAGATTATTTAACATCGCTAATCCTAAACCTAAAGCAAATCCCTTTCTATCAAATGTAGGATCTCCAGCTAATCCATTATTAGCTATCATTAACAATTTAGGAATAGAAGGTGTATTTTTTACTTTTGGATAAAAACTATTTATATTAACTCCATGAGAAAAATACATACATTTAGGATGATCAAAATAATCAACTAAAAATTTAGCAGGCATTAAAGATACAATAGAACCTTCAATTGCTTTTAAATTTTCTTTATAAACATGAGAATCTTTACCATAAAAATAAGCATGATGATCATGAAGTTGATAAATATAAGGTATACCTTTTTCAGCTAATTGAATAGCTAAATTAGCAACATGACAATGAACTATATCATATTCACCATAATCAATTTGACTAGACATTTTAATATCTACTTCATGACCTAATTCTTTTAAGTTTTGAGTAAATTCCCATACTATTTTTTCAATAGCACCCCACGCTGGAGGTGGGATGGGAATACCACAACCTGGATCTACTTGACATATTTTCATTCTTGGATGAATATTAAAGGATTATCTGTTTTACTATTTTTAACTGTTTGTTCTATAATACTAAAACCTGGAAGGTGTTTAGTGTATATTTTTTCTGCTGTTCCTATTTTTAATCTAGCAACATTACACATCCATAAATCAATAGCATCCCATGGCATTATTTCTAATAATTCTTTAATTTTTTTAGTTTTAAGATTATTAATTAAATATGATTGTGCTGGTATAAATGGGGTTACATTTGTGTAAATGTCTTCAATTTTAGGACCATTTAAGTTTCTATCTTGCCATGGATTACCAAAACCAATTACATCCATATCTGTTTGATATGATAATTTATTGAATCTAATTAATGATTCATATAATTCTTGATAATCACTATCAATTATAACATCACCTTCAACAATTAATATAAAATCATATTCAATATTATCTTTAGCACATATAGCATTTTTGTGTGCTAAATAACATCCATAATGTCCAGGTGCTAATTTATAATATCCAGGTTTATCTTGAACATCTTGAGGTCTAGCACAAGTATCTACTGGTGGTAACTCAGTCCAAATTTTATTTATTCTTTGTTCGTACTTAATACCTGTTTTATTACAAAAATCTTTAATATTTTCTACTGAACGAATTTCTTTAGGATTAGTTTCTGGTTCAGTAACCAAATGCATTAATTTAATTTTTGTATTTGGATTTTTTATTTCTAATTTACCATTAAATTCTAAATTTGTTACTTGGATGGTAATTTTTTTAAGGATTTTATGATAATTACTAATTTTATATTCGACTTCCATTCCTTCTTCATATGGAAGAACTTTATAATAATCTATTTTACTTTCTACATTTAATTCATCAAAAAATATTTCATTTTTATCTTTATCACGTACTGTAATTTGGATAAGTCTTGATTCTTTACTATTAGAAATTCTAATATAAGGAGCAAATGTATTTGGAATATTAGTAGGTAAAACTGTAAAATATTCTACTTGAGAAAAATCAGAATGATCAAACGTTTCTAAGCTTTTTTGTTCAAATGTTTCAACATCATCAAAATGAATTTTATCTGCACTTCTTTTAAAGATATGATACCACATATTTTCAAGACCATTACTTTCACTTCCTAATTGATAACGTAAATGTTCATATTCTTCAGCATTAAATACTTGGTGAACATGATCTAAGAAAAATTCAGAATTCAAAGCACAAAAATAAGTATACAAAGCATCACCTTCAGATGCTTTATATTTACCAAAATATGCTTTTTTATTATTTAATATTTTAGAAATTTCATCTATATGGTGAGATGATTGAATAGTATAATCAAAATTAATAAAAAATAGTTTTTTATACCCTAAACTTTTAGCTAATGCCGCTCCATTTACATAATTAGAATGTACACTAGGTCCGTGATAAACATCATTATCATTTCCTCTTAAATTAATATGAACTTTATGATCTGAGTGATCAGCCCAATAATTACAGTAATATGAATGTTTTGTTAAAATATTATTATTATCTACAACAACATAATCTGCTTTTGCTTCTATAGCAAAGGGGACTGGGATATGAGATGTGACTAATACTTTAGTTCCTCTAGCATGAATTGAATCTATTGTTTTTAATGTAGTTTCAACTATAGCATCACTTATTGGAAATGTAGATAAAATAAATATTTCTTCATTAGGATTTGATTTTTTAATATTTAATTTTTCGGAAATCACATTACAATTAGTTTTAAAATCATCAAATTTTAAATAACTAATATTATCAAATTTATTAAAATAATCTAAATAAACTGGGAGATTATAAATTAATGTAGGGATTTGATATGAAATTGCTTCACGAATAACTAAAGGCATTGTTTCTTTATCATTTTCATGACCACGAGAGGTAAATAAAAATAAATCCATTGCCCGGTAGAAAGCATCAACATCTGATCTTTCATTCCACCAAGTTAAATTTGATGGTTGGTTTTTAGCTAGTGGTTCCCAATACCATTTAAAATTATCTGCTCTGTTTCCTAAACTATGAAATTCAACATCAGGAAATTGTCTAGCATATTCAAAAAATTCTGCTTGATTTTTACGTGATGTGTATAACCCAACGTGTAAAACATGTTTTTTATTAGGATCTAACCCTAATTTAATTAATGCTTTTTCTCTATTTGGACGTTCAACATATTCAATAGGATATTCTACTAATACTTTAGGAATATTTAAATCTTTATATTGTTGGATTTGCCAATCCGATACAAACATAAATTTATCAGGAAAAAATCGCTTATTATTTGTATCAAAAGATGAATCATGAGATGTTTCTACTATAGAGTAGTTTCGATTTGACACGTATATTTGGCGAGCAATTTCATCATCCATGAAGAATTCAGGAATTTCCTCTAAATGAATTATATCCGGTTGAATTCGTTGTATAATATCAATTAATTCATGTTTATTATCACCTAAGGTAAAAAATTTATCGGAATCAACTAAATTTACTATTTTGTTTCTTGTAACTACAAGAATACCTCCAGTACAATCTACCCATTCTACAAGATAAATTTCAAATTCGTTTTTAAGTAATTCTATTTTTTTAGTTAAATATTGAGGAAGTCCACCTGTTGATAGATGGGGGGCAACATATAACAATTTTTTCATAATAACTTATTTCTAATAAATATATTAAAAATAAAATAAAAATCCAAATTTAAGGATATATGTCTAAAAAAATATCTAATCCATTCCACCCATTACCTGTTTGTGTTGGACCACCAAAAGCACCATTACTGTATACTGTTGTACCATTATAAAGAGGTGCTGTTCCTACTCCAGATCCATTCATATAAATATCCATATAACCACCACTACCAGGATATGCTGCGTTGGATGTTAGTATAATCTGCCAATAATTATTAAGTAGTAAAGGAGTTCCATTAAGTCCGGATATTGAAAAAGTAGTTGTTGATGTTGCAGTGCCTGCTGGCATATTTATACCACTAGTATCAGCAAAACTATATGTTTCAGTTTGATCATAAACTTTAACTTCAACAATAAAATCATTTGCATCTGGAGGTAAAGGTGGGGTTGGAGTAGTACCATTATTTACAAATTTATATTGCATATTAAAAGCACTATTATCATACCAATATGATAAACCTGAAAAATTTCCCCAATTGTAACTACCAGGAGTAAGTCCATAAATTATATCACCTGATACTCCCCAAGCATTCCAACCAATTAAATTGGCTCCATTAGGACCTCTAAAATAATCATAACCAAATAAATCAACAGTTGTAATATTATTAGTTGTAACTAAGTTAGAACCATTAGCTTCATACCAAATATCATCAAATTTTATATTAGTAGTTGGAACTGCCATATTATTTATTTAGTTTATTTTCTAAATCTTGGACTTTTTTACTTAATTCTTTAATAGCTTCAATTAACAATGCATTTAAGTTACCATATGCTACTGATTTCATTCCTGTTTCAGGATTTGTATGTACTACTTCAGGAAGTATTGCTTCTACTTCTTGTGCTATTACACCTGCATATCTATTAGTATCTTTTTTATCATCTAATCTTGTAAATGTTACACCATTAATTTGATTAATTTTATTAACAGCATCTTCTACAACTTGTATATTACCTTTAACTCTTCTATCGGAGAAGGCCATGATATCATTTGAAGCATATATAGATATACCAGAAACAGCAGCATTTACATGTAATGGATATGATGGAGAAGTTGTACCAATACCTAATCTACTATTTGTAGTATCAGCATATAAGAATGATACACTTTGTACTGTTGATGTACTTGTTGTGCGTACTAAATAATCTGGTTGGTTTGTAAATGAACCACCACTAATACCTGAAGTACCGTTAATTGATTGACCATTAGTACCAGCAGCACCACTTGTACCATTTGAACCATTTGCACCTGAGGTACCATTTACTCCTGAAGCTCCGTTATTTCCGTTGTTACCATTAGATCCTGAGGTACCACTTGTTCCTGATACTCCTGAGTTTCCGTTGTTTCCGCTATTACCACTAGAACCATTAGTTCCACTAGTTCCGCTTATACCACTATTTCCTGAGGCACCATTGTTTCCAGTATTTCCTGAAGTACCGTTTGAACCTGATGTTCCTGAAGAAGCTGATAATCTACTTAATCCAGCAGTACCGGCATTTCCTGAAGTTCCGTTTGAACCTGATGTTCCATTAGTACCACTTACACCTGATACTCCTGAGTTTCCGTTGTTTCCGTTATTACCATTAGAACCATTAGTTCCATTTATTCCCGAAGTACCTGAGTTTCCGTTTATTCCATTATTTCCGTTGTTACCATTAGATCCTGAGGTACCATTAGTTCCTGATACTGCACTTAATCCATTTCCTCCATTAATTCCACTTGAACCTGCTGAACCGCTAGTTCCACTAGTTCCTGATAATCCTGATACCCCTGAGTTTCCGTTGGCTCCAGAATTACCTGAAGTTCCGTTTGAACCTGTAGTTCCACTAGTACCACTTACTCCTGATGCTCCTGAGTTTCCGTTATTACCTGCGTTTCCTGAAGTACCATTTGAACCAGTTGTACCTGAGGTACCACTTACACCTGATACTCCTGAGTTACCAGCGTTTCCGTTATTACCATTTGATCCATTTGAACCATTAGTTCCACTTAAACCAGATACTCCACCAGCGCCATTAGCACCATTAGCACCATTTGATCCGTTTGAACCATTTGTGCCTGATACTCCTGATACTCCTGAGTTTCCGTTATTACCATTATTACCATTTGATCCATTGGTTCCCGTTGAACCTGAAGTACCGGATAATGCACTTGCTCCTGAGTTACCAGCATTTCCTGAAGTACCATTTGAACCTGAAGTTCCATTAGTACCACTTACATTAGAAGTACCACTATTACCTGCTACACCTGATGTACCATTGGATCCTGATGAACCTGAGGTTGCACTTATTGTACTAACTCCTGCTACAGCAGCACCTCCTGAAGTACCATTAGATCCTGTTGAACCTGAAGTTCCACTTACACCTGAGTTACCAGCATTACCTGAATTTCCATTAGATCCTGATGAACCTGTTGTACCTGAAGTAGCACTTAAACCTGAATTTCCTGCTACACCAGCATTTCCATTTGAACCACTAGATCCTGATGTACCTGAAACAGCACTTGCACCTGAATTACCGGCATTACCTGAAGTACCATTTGAACCGGTTGTACCTGAAGTACCACTTACTCCTGAGTTACCAGCAGCACCATTATTTCCATTTGAACCACTAGATCCAGATGTACCTGATACTCCTGAGTTACCTGAGTTACCATTAGCTCCATTTGATCCTGAAGATCCTGTTGAACCTGATAATCCACTAATACCACTAATTCCAGCAGCACCTGATGAACCATTTGTTCCTGATGAACCTGAGGTTCCTGAAAGAGCACTTGCACCTGAATTTCCTGCATTTCCTGCAGTACCATTAGATCCTGAAGAGCCACTAGTACCTGATAAGGCACTAGCACCACTGTTACCAGCTACTCCATTTGAACCTGAAGATCCAGTTGTACCAGATGTACCGCTTATATTTGAAGTACCGCTATTTCCAGCAGCACCATTACTACCATTTGAACCTGAAGAACCTGATGTTCCACTTAATGCGCTAGCTCCTGAATTGCCTGCATTTCCTGATGAACCATTTGTACCAGTTGATCCTGAAGTTCCTGAAGAGGCACTTGCTCCTGATGTACCTGCATTTCCATTTACTCCTGCAGAACCATTTGTTCCTGATGAACCACTAGTACCTGAAAGAGCACTTGCTCCACTATTTCCAGCAGCACCTGCTGATCCATTAGTTCCTGAAGAACCTGTAGATCCGCTTGTACCGCTTAATGCACTTGCACCTGAGTTTCCTGCATTTCCTGAGGTTCCATTTGATCCTGAAGTACCTGAAGTGCCACTTATATTTGAAGTACCGTTAGCACCTGCAACACCATTTGAACCATTTGAACCTGAAGTACCACTAGTTCCACTTATTGCACTTGCTCCTGAATTACCAGCTACACCTGCAGATCCGTTTGAACCTGAAGAACCGCTTGTACCAGATAAAGCACTAGCACCATTATTTCCTGCTACACCATTTGAACCTGAAGATCCAGTTGTACCTGAAGTTCCACTTAAACCACTGTTCCCAGCGGCACCTGCAGAACCATTAGATCCTGAACTTCCACTTGTACCTGATAAAGCACTTGCTCCATTATTTCCAGCATTACCTGAAGAGCCATTAGAACCTGATGTTCCACTTGTTCCACTTATATTTGAAGTACCGCTGTTTCCAGCAGCACCGTTTGAACCATTAGTTCCAGTTGAACCTGAAGTTCCACTTGTAGAGCTTAAACCACTATTTCCAGCAGCACCTGTTGATCCTGAAGTTCCTGATGAACCTGAAGTTCCTGATGTACTTGATAAAGCACTTAATCCATTAGAACCTGCATTTCCTGAGGTACCATTTGAACCTGAGGTTCCGCTTGTTCCACTTATATTTGAAGTACCGCTGTTTCCAGCAGCACCTGATGAACCATTTGAACCTGAAGATCCTGAAGTACCGGATAATTGACTTAATCCATTAGAACCAACAGCTCCTGTTGAACCAGCTGAACCTGATGATCCTGAAGTGCCACTTATATTCGAAGCACCGTTGTTACCAGCATTTCCTGATGAACCATTAGTTCCTGATGAACCTGAAGTTCCACTTGCATTTGAAGTACCATTGTTTCCAGCAGCACCATTTGAACCATTTGAACCTGAAGTTCCACTTGAACCACTTAAGGCAGATACACCTGAGTTACCAGCGTTACCGGATGAACCTGATGTACCTGATGAACCAGATGAACCTGAGCTTCTACTTAAACCTGAAATACTTAAATCAATATCTCCAGATGAACCTGAGGTTCCTGTTGAACCTGAAGAACCTGAACTTCTACTTAAACCTGCACTTCCACTATTACCTGAGGTTCCATTTGAACCTGATGTACCACTTGTTCCACTTAATGCACTTGCTCCTGAGTTACCGGCTACACCTGAAGAACCGTTTGTTCCTGATGAACCTGATAATCCACTTGTTGCACTTACACCTGAAGTACCAGCATTACCACTAGCTCCTGAAGAACCATTTGTTCCTGTAGAACCACTTGTTCCAGATAATCCTGAAATTCCTGAAGAACCTGATGCTCCTGAAGAACCTGATGAACCTGTTGAACCACTAGTTCCGCTTATATTTGAAGTACCGCTATTTCCAGCAGCACCATTACTACCATTTGAACCTGAAGAACCTGATGTTCCACTTAATGCACTAGCACCACTATTACCAGCATTACCTGAAGAACCGTTTGTACCAGTTGAACCTGCTGTACCACTTGTAGCACTTGCTCCTGAAGTACCGGCAGCACCTGTTGAACCATTATTACCTGAAGTTCCAGATGAACCTGAAGTATTACTTGCTCCTGAAGTACCAGCATTTCCTGATGAACCATTAGTTCCAGTTGAACCTGAAGAACCACTTAATCCATTTACACCGTTAAATCCATTTAAACCGGATGAACCTGATGTTCCACTTGTTGCACTAACTCCTGAAGAACCTGCAATTCCTGAAGAACCTACAGCACCACTTGAACCTGAAGTTCCACTTATTCCTGATACACCTGAAGAACCAGCAGCACCACTAGATCCATTAGAACCTGATGTTCCACTTGTTCCACTTATATTTGAAGTACCACCATTTCCGGCAGCACCTGAAGAACCATTTGTTCCTGAACTTCCACTAGTACCACTTAATGCTGAAGCTCCACTATTTCCAGCTACACCATTAGATCCATTTGAACCTGAAGATCCTGTTGTACCTGAAACTGCACTAACACCACTATTTCCAGCAACACCAGCTGAACCTGAAGTTCCTGATGAACCAGTTGTACCTGAAGTTCCACTTATTCCACTATTACCAGCGGCACCTGATGAACCGTTTGTTCCTGATGAACCTGATGAACCTGAACTTCTACTTAAACCTGAAGTTCCTATATCACCATCACCTGATGTACCGTTTGTACCTGTTGAACCTGAAGAACCTGATGTTCTACTTAATCCACTTGTACCTATATCTCCTGAAGTACCATTGGTTCCTGAAGAACCTGAAGTACCAGATGTATTACTTAATCCTGAATTTCCTGCTACTCCTGTTGAACCTGAAGTTCCTGAAGAACCACTTGTTCCTGAAGTTCCGGATAATGCGCTAAGACCATTACTTCCGGCATTTCCTGAAGTACCATTAGAACCTGAAGATCCTGAAGTTCCTGATAATGCACTTGCTCCATTATTTCCTACTATACCATTAGATCCATTAGATCCTGATGTACCTGAAGTAGCACTTGCCCCACTAGTACCATTATTTCCTGATAGTCCATTAGATCCATTTGAACCTGATGTACCACTTGTTGCACTAGCACCACTACTACCTATTATACCACTAGATCCTGATGAACCTGAACTACCGGATGTTGCACTTGCTCCTGAGTTACCAGCATTTCCTGATGAACCATTTGAACCAGTTGAACCTGAAGTACCTGATAAAGCACTTGCTCCTGAGTTACCAGCATTTCCTGATGAACCATTAGTTCCTGTTGAACCTGAAGTTCCTGAGGTTGCAGATACACCTGAAGTACCTGCATCTCCAGTTGAACCTGAGCTACCACTTGTTCCTGATGATCCTGATAATTGGCTTAAACCATTTGTACCTACAGCACCACTAGATCCATTTGAACCTGATGAACCTGAAGTACCACTTATATTTGAAGTACCATTATTTCCTGTTACACCCGATGATCCACTAGATCCTGTTGAACCTGAAGTACCTGCAATTCCTGAAGTACCTAAAGTACCATTTATACCTGAAGTTCCTGAAGAACCTGTACTTCCACTTAAACCTGAAAGTCCTGAAGTACCTGCTGTTCCATTAGCACCACTAGTTCCTGATGAACCAGTTGAACCTGAAAGACCTGATAAACCAGATGAACCTGTTGAACCATCTGCTCCACTAGTTCCTGAGGAACCTGTAGAACCGGATAATCCATTTATACCTGAAGAACCATTAGTACCATTAGCACCACTTGAACCTGAAGATCCTGTTGAACCTGATAATCCTGATAATCCAGCTGATCCTGTAGTACCATTTAATCCTGAGGTACCAGATGAACCAGTTGAACCTGATAAACCTGATATACCTGAAGTTCCATTATTACCTGAAAGACCTGATGATCCTGAAGAACCATTAGACCCTGATAAACCACTTAAACCTGAGGAACCAGTTGTTCCACTTAAACCACTTAAACCTGAAGAACCATTAGTACCATTAGCACCACTTGAACCTGAAGATCCTGTTGAACCTGATAATCCTGAGTTACCTGAAGTACCTGAGGTACCATTGTTACCTGAAGTTCCTGAGGAACCTGTGCTTCCTGATAATCCTGAGTTACCTGAAATACCTGTTGTACCATTAACTCCACTAGTTCCTGAAGATCCAGTTGATCCTGAAAGGCCTGATAAACCAGATGATCCCGCTGTACCATTTAATCCTGAGGTACCAGATGAACCTGTTGAACCTGATAGTCCTGAATTACCTGAATTACCTGTTGTACCATTATCACCTGAAGTTCCACTGGTTCCTGATGATTTGCTTTCACCAGAAGTTCCTGAGGTTCCTGATGTACCTGATATTCCAGCTGTACCACTAGTACCTGAAACACCACTTGTACCTGAGGTTGAATTTACATATCCAACAACTCCTGTTGTTGGGTTATAAGTTACAACATATGGACCTGGTTGAACAGGTAAAGTTTGTAATACTATTGGTTGAGAAGATCCTGAAATTACTAATGAACCAGTAATTACTGCTGATCCTGAAAATGGGAATCCAACTCCTTGAACAAATATAGTAACACCATCATTACTCCCAAGTGGATTAAATCCCGTAACGGTTGCTGAACCGCTAATATTAATGTAAGGTACACTAGCACTTACTAAAGTACCATTTTGATAAATATCAATTGTACCACCACCACCAACTGGGTCTACATTATATACTCCTACTGGAACTTGATCTAGAAATCTTACTTGAGCCATTAATTTAGTGTTTATCTAATATAAATATTGAAAAAATATTAGATTGCATTTACTTTTTTCTTAACTTCTAGAGATTTTATAGTTTCTGGAGTAGTTATAGTTCCATTACCATTATCTTGACCATTATATAAAGTATCTAAAGAAGATGCTTCAACTGAGAAGATAATCTTTGTACTATCTGTAAATTTCTTTAATGAATTTATATCTTTTTGTAATATTTCCGGAACTATATATCCATTTAATCTAATGGTAAAATTACTTCTAATGATTCTTTCATCATTTTGGGTTAACTCTGTTTGAAATCCAAATGAGTCAATCATAGTTTTAAATTTAAAACGTTGAGGATCTCCCCAATAAGCATCTGAGGCATACTCAATTGCTTCTACTATTTTGTTAAGTTGTTCAACATAATATGTAAATACAACACAACTATACGTCATAGTAACATAATCAGGAATTACCGTAGCATAAAATTGTCTTTCAGGAGTTCTATTTGTTAACACCTTAAAATTATCATATGAATTATTGGCATCATATTTCTTTTGAGAAATACTATAGTTATGAGGATTGTTAGCATCCAACTTATTTCCTATAGTTCTATTTTTATCCATAGAATCACGTTTAAACATGATTAAAGGAGCCATAATTTTTCCGTTTTGATCTCTATAGTAACCATCTTTTTGAAATGATTTCCATTTTTCAGGAGAACCATAAATTATAGGAACAGGTAAACGTTCTCCATTTTGATATACTGATGGTTGGATTATATTTTCAAAATAGTAAAATATTGATTCATCAATATCTTTAATACCAATACTAAAAGGTTTTACATTATCATTTTTAAATGACGTCTGTAATGAACGATTTATACCAGGAACATTAGAATCGGCGTAATTGGGGTTACCCGCAGGTACATACGTTGATTTATGCTGTTCGACGCTAATCTCACGTTGCGTCTTAGGGGTTGGTTTGTTTAATCTATTAGTTGCCATTACATTCTAGATAATATTATATTTACTCGATCTGATGGTACATAGTGACAATCACATCTTACTTCTACATCCCACCCAAATTTTTCTAGTCCTGGGTTTAGTGGGTTTTGATGATTAGCATCATAGTATGGATATTCTGGGTCTTTACCGACTGTAAATTGGGTTGCATTTGTGTTATCTACTTCCCAATACCCATTTTGATACTGAATAATGTCTCCTACTTCAGGGTGTAATTCAGCACCATATTGAAGTTGTGGGTTTTGAAATGTACCAAATGATCCTTGATTTATTGGATTTAATTTACTTAATAAATCATCACGTAAAAATCTAAAAGTCATAGTCCATGAAAAATCTACTCCTAAATCACTTACAGGAGATTCTTGTGGACCAACTTCTATTAAAGCAAATAATATTACAGGATCAGCAAAGTTTCTACCTTCATAGGCTTCACCATACATATTTGTTTTAGTTTCACCTACTTTGTATTTGTAATAAATAACTTCTTGAGATATAATATTCCCCATCAACTCTCGGTTGACTCTTCGAAACATACTTATATCTCTACCTTCACCGTATAATGCCATATTATCCTATAAAAATTGTCATTGGTACATTTTTAATCTCATCAACGCGAGCTACTGATTCTGCTGCTCTTCTTTCAAGCAATGCTTGACGAGAAGTTTGGTCAAAATATTCTCTTAATCTAGTAATTAATGCTTCTTTTTCTGCTTCTGCGGATGATACTAAAGAATCACCATTTAAAGTTACTTCTGCTCCGGGAATAGGAACTGTTGCATATTTATTTCTTACTAAACCTAATACTTCTTTAGCTTTAGCTAATGTATATTCAAATATCCAACTTCTACCTATTGAATTAATTTGAGAATATGTTGGATTTTGATAAGGTACATTAGATGTATTTGAAATTTTATTAGTTCCATTAGCAAAAGCAGCATCTACTCTATCTTGAATTTTGATAAAATCAAATACTAAATAATGTCCATACCCTAAACCACCACCATCATCAATTCCTAAATCAAAATCACCAGTTCCAGGAATTGGAAATACTGAAATGATGTTATTAACTATGTTAAATGTATAATTAGAAAGTGTTACTGTGTTATTCATTTCAATTGCTTGAATGTTTTGCATAGTAAAACTTGTTGGCATCATTAAGTAATTGGAATACCCATAACCTAGACCATAAACACCAGCTGCAGGAACACCTCCTAAACCATTACCAGCTCCTGTTCCTAACATAGGAGCATACATTTGACTAACTGCTGGAGGTGGTTGATAAAATACATTTTTAATTTCAATACCTCCAACAATACCATTAGCTTCTGCCCAAGCTGATAAATCATAGTCTTGAACACCTGGTTGAAGGACTAATTGACCTTTAAACCAAGTTACATTACCACCTGCTCCTGCTTCTTCACCATATTGTTGAGATAATCTAACAATACTAGAAAATGTAGGAGTAACAACGTCTGTGTTAACATCCACAGATGTTGGGGCGCCTTCTAAAGATAAGTAATTATCTCGAGTTTGAAAAGCATATAATTCATTACCATATATGGTAACAGCTTCTTCAAATCCTGCCCAAAAATTAATATCTTGTAATTCTACGTTTTCAATAGGATAACCTAAACGTAAAGCACAAAAGTTAGCTACTTTATTAGCATCTGCTTGGAATTGAGAATCATTATCATAAAATCCAAAAGGTGTTGGTGGTGGCCAAGTCCCAGACACATAGTATGATTGTGATACTTGTGCAAATGAGGATGAACCAGGCCATATTGGAATGTTTGCCATATCTTTTTATTAGGTTGTTACAATATAATATTCTATACTAGCTGCACTACTTGAAGGTTGAACTTTTACTGATTTAATATCATCAAAAGATAAACCACTTGTACTTCCAGTCATTTTACTTGTAGATAACATATATGAACTACCAGTAGCAATCATATAACTCATTGCTTCTGTTGAAGAAGATATAATTAATTTAATAGGAGTAACAGTTGAATTATTAGTTACTCTTACATATTGTACACTACTTGTTACAAAAGTACCAGCACCTGGAACTGAATCCATAGAAAATAATGTGGTAACTGATCCTGTGGGAACGCTTAAAATTCTATTATCTACATAATTAACATTATTAATTGTGTTAGTAACAGAAGATCCTACATTATCTCCATTCAGTGTTAATATCTCAAATATTTGTGAGGTGAAAGTTGCCATGCTTTTTATTAATAAATATTAAAAAGCTATGGCTCCTTCCTATTTTTTAGACCTTCCGCTTGTTCCTGCTGAACCAGTGGTAATTCCTATTTCTGCGGCTTCTTCGTATATTTCTAACAAATCATCAACAATTGGATCTCTGTGATTTTGTTTTAAAGTAATTGAACACATATTTTTTACTTTACGTGCTGCTGTATATAAAAATCTAAATCCAGAATCGCGTTTTGTTTTTAAATCTACTTGATGATCATCACCACAAACTATCATTTTTGAACGTAAACCAATACGAGTAGCAATCATTTCCATTTGTTCATGAGTAACGTTTTGTGCTTCGTCTACTATAATACATGAATCTAAAAATGTTCTACCACGCATAAATGCTAAAGGTACAATTTCTATTTTACCATCTTCGATAAGTTTTTCTACTTTTTCCTTATCATAAAGAGCATACATGTTTTGGTAAATTGGTTGAATCCAAGGATCCATTTTTTCTCTTAAATCGCCTGGGAGGAAACCAATTTCTTCTTTTGATACAGTTGGTCGAGTAATAATAATTTTTTCGAAGTGTCTTCTTAATAAACCATCTAATGCTATCTGACAAGCTAACATTGTCTTTCCTGAACCTGCTCTACCTGCTAAAATAGTTAAAGTATTTTTTAATATTTCGTCTTTAGCGTTTTTTTGTTCTTCGTTTAAAGGTATTTTAAATTTAATAGGATTTTTCACTATTCTTTTTTCTCTAAATACCTCGTCGGTATGGTGATTTGAGGTCATTGTCTTTTAAATTAATTTTTACTAATTTATCGAGACCTGCGTTAACGTGCATAGCATCATCTAATACAAGCTCGAAGTTAAATCTTTCATCCAAAGGTAGAACTAAATCTACTTGGGAACCCCATCTGATTAAACTAAATCTCTCATTTTGAGCACATAAGTCCATCTGGTGTTTAAAGGGTGCAATCACGTTTACATCCTCATCGGCTATTTGTATTAGGTAGTATGTGTAATCTAGAGAAGGAACATACACTTGGTTAAACATTCGTTCATTATATTTCAAATAATCCATATTATTAGGATTGATTACCTTATTTAAGATATCCTTCTCAACCGCTAACATTGGTTTATTTGTTGATTCAATCGGTTCTAAATGTTTATATTTAAGTATTCCACCATAAGGTATACGGTTTATATGAACATCATAAAATGACATAAATATACCAATAACTAATGATGGTTTATTATAATCACTATCACCCATTACATCCTTTAAGGTATAATTCATACCTTTAATTTCCACAACTGATTCATCAGGTTGAACAACTCGTTGATATAAAATTGTTCCATCGGCCGGACTATAAAAATGTTCGTTATCAATATAGTTTGGACGTAGTGGATCTCTAAAAAAGAAAGTATTTGATAATTCCCCTACGGGAAGTTTTTGTAATTCTTTAACTTCACCGTTTAACCAATCTTCTAATCTTTCAGCCATTACAGTAAAGTTTTATTGTGATCGACTCTATTCAAATGCATCATCATACAAGATAACATAGCACCTGATTTCATATATTCTGAAAGGTTGAAAAGAACTGGTTCCATGCCAGCATCAGAACAGATTTTTTCTAGGGAAGCAATTTTATGTTTTTCCATTTCATAATATTCATCTGTTTTTTTCATTTCAGAGATATTAGAAGCACATAAAATCATATTACCCATTCTTACTGAGTTAGTCATTCCACATAAAGCATCATCTGTATCAACTGGGATGATGTCTGTATGTTTAGCTATTTCTCTAAGTTCTGAGTCGTCGAATAATTCAGTAGCAACTAATGTTTGGTCACCATTAAGTGGGAAAATTGAACAATCTAAATGATAAAGATATTCATCAACCATTGCAACTTTGATAATATTCATATCAAAATTTTCTTCCATCCACTCATAAGTTTTTATGTTAGAACGAATACCATATCCACCTATATAAACATTATCATATAGATATTTAATATCTGCCTCGCCTTCCCATTTGTATGGTGATATAAACGTTTCATAACCCATCATATCAAAGAATTTTTTACCTACTAATTCCTCACCTTTACGTGGATCTGAAGTATAATTAGAAAGTAAAACTACATTTCTATCTTTTAAATGAGGTAATTGTAAACCTAAGTTAGCTACATAAACTTGATCTTGAAAATTACCTTCAGAAGGTAATAAGTAAGTTAAAGTTTGACCAGATACAAAATTGTATAGGTCCATAAATTGTTTGTAAGCTTTAGGTCTATTAATAGCTAAATCCTCATCTGTAAGTTCTTGCATCCAAATATTATTAGGATCGGATGTAGATAAGGTAAAGGGAAAGTTCATTACAAAACTTTGGATAGGCAACTGACTTGGGGTCTCTTTCATTTTTAAAACATTAGTTAAACTTATTATTCTCATATACATATTAGGTAGATACCTATAAGTAAAAAAGGCCTAGAAAACTCTAGGCCTCTCTTTAAAGTATTCTAAATTTATGCTATTTGTTGAATAATTAGCTGAGTGTTAAGATCACTTCTAATCTGTTCACCTGTAAGTCCGTTTGTTGATGTTGTTGTTCTAATTGAAATGTCTATATCACTAGCTCCTACAGCAAATATAAATTCTAATGTTCCATCACTTATATTATTGGTACCATTTGTTGATTGGATCATTTCAGCTGTAGGTCCTACAAAAGTACTTGTGGTTTGATTATATATCCTATGTTGTAATGTATAAACAGCACCAGCAAGCCATGCTACTCGAGCAGTAATTCTATAAGTACAATTAGCTTTAAGTGTCGCTATACCTGTTGATGAATTATATGTAAAATTATTACTTGAATAAGTATTAAATATGATATCTCTATTAGCCCAAGTCCCACTTCCAATAGTTTGATTACTGTTACGAGCTGCATATAACCAAGAATTTGGTAATCCTGAATAAGAGGAAGCTGTAACTGCTCCTACAAAATTAGTATTACCATTTTGTAAATCAACATATACTAATCCGGCTGTACTCCCTCCAGTATTAGTACCTTTTAATATTCTAAATTGGTTTTGCCAGTTATCTATCATTGATGCTGAACT